GAAAAACATATGGAAAGCTTTACGGAGCTTCCAATTTATGTGGACCATCAGAGAACCGAAGAGGATTTAATTGGCATGGCTACCAACCCTGAAGTAATCAAGATGGATAATGGAAAGACCGCTATTAAGATGCTAGCAATGGTATCTAACAAATATGGACGCGGACAAGAAGTGATGGATAAGGTCAAAGAAGGAGATATGACCCATGTGAGCATTGATTGGCTTTCAAACGATGTTGACGTTATGGGTAGTACCTTTGCTACTAATATAACTCCTACCGAAGTAAGTTTCATTGATAATGAAAAAATGGACCCTGTTTGTAAGGAATGTACTATAGAAGATGGAAAGGAATGTGGACATTCAGAACCTGAAGATGAAGAGCATAAAGAATGCTGTGACTCATGTAAAGAAGGTAATGAGTGTTGTGGAGCAGACATGACAACTAAAGAGGTTGATAACATGGCCGACGAAGTAAAGGAAGTAAAGTCCGAAGCTGAGAATATCGTCGAAAGAGAATTCGCTTCACTCAGGACACAATTAGAAGAATCAGAAGCTGCAAAAGCTGAAGTTTCAACTGCATACGAAGCAGCCTTAAAAGAAATTAAGGCATTCAAAGCAGCTGAAGAAGAACGCACAGCTAAAGAATCTGAGGAGAGAAAGGCTAAGACTATTGAGGCCGTTATCTCTAAAGAACTTCTTCTAGGAAGTGTTTCCGAGGAAGCTAAAGAATCTCGAATCGAAGAACTCACAGCATGGGACGAGATGAAGCTGACTGGATTCAGCGAAGCATTGGCAGTAATGCCGATGCCAGAAACAGAAACAGAACGTTCATTCGGAAAAGGTAAAGCATCTTCAGAAGAAGCAGTACCAAAAGAAACCGAAAGAAAGTTTGGAATAAAAGTAGACAATGGTGGGACGTTCAGACTGAACCCAGAAGTTTACAAAAGAGGTGAATAAATATGGCAACAGAAATATTAGTCAATGATGGTGGAGCACCAGCAAGAATTTTACCCTACACAGCTCAAGAAGCAATAACCGCCGGTCAGGCAGTAAGCGCTTATACTACAGCTGGACAGGTACAATTAGCAGACTCAGATGATTCAGGAGCAACATTAGCTGTTCTTGGATTCGCTCTAACCGACATTGCAGCAGATAGTGTTGGAAGTATTATCACCGGTAAAGGAGTTATACTCATGGTAGAAGTAGAAGACTTAGCATGTGGAATAGCATTAATGATGGGTTCAGCGACCCCCGGTCGTTTGACGACAGCAACTAATGCCAATACCGCAGCTAACTGTGTCGCAGTTACAATTGAGGATAATGATGGTGCTGGCCTTACAAAGGTACAGACGGTTTAAGGAGATATAAAATATGCCCGATTACCCAACAGCAACACCCGGTGTTCTAACTAGCCTAAACTCAGGTGCATACGCCGCAACCGGTGGAACCGGCGAGCGTATATTGGTAGACTACAAAGATGCAATAATGGACTACAAGGTCACAGACCTTCCAGTTATGCAATACTTTGCAGAACCAATGAGCACAGATACAGGCGGTAATATTGATATTACTTTCGCACAACCCAGCATGAAGCTGGAACCGATAGACGAGGGAACGACCCCGCAATACCAACACACAAAGCTACGCTCCGAGCGTGTCTCTGTGAAAGAATGGGGTATCGCAACGGCCGTAACCCGAAGAATGATAGAAGACTCTCGATTCAATGAAGTTGAGATGGCATTGACAGAAGCTCGTAGAGCTGTCGACCGACACATGACCGAACACGTAGTTAAGGTTATTTTCGGTGGTACAGCAGATACAACCTTCGGTACATATACCATTGGCGCATCAACGACCGAAGCAAATCTATCCTCTTTCACAAACAACATATATGGTGGATTCTTTGGCGCTTCTATGGCTGCCTCAGACATCAACGCAGCAGGTAAAAGACTTACCTCCTACGCTAACGAAGACAGTGCACGATTAATTCGTGGTTCTTACTTCAATGCAGTAGGCGGTTCCGGAGACGGAGAATTTGCCCTGTCCGATGTCGCAAAAGGTATCGACCGTATAGCAACACATGGATTTAATGCATCACACTTGTTTATATCCCCAGCACACTACCACCATCTATTAAAGATTGGTGACTTTGTAACTGCTTTCACAGCAGGTGCAGGTGGAGAAGCAGGAGTCGCAGGAAACCCAACGACCACTTTGAATAACCCAGCAAATCCTTTCAACAAAACTGCCGCAACTGGCAAAGTTGGAAGCTTGTATGGACTTGATGTAATAACAAGTGCATGGGTTCCTTCAGACAGGATTGGGATGTTCGACTTGAGCACTAAACCTATGGTATACGTAGAAAGAAGACCATTGACTGTAGAAGAAGCAAATCCGGGATTCGGAATTGTGGGTTCATACATGTCTATGAGATACGGATTGAAGGTTGTAAGACCATCAGTCGGTGCTATCTGTATTAACGCC